GGTGGTACAGCAAGTGCCGCAGGCAACATCACTGGTGGTAATATACTAACTGGTGGATTGATGAGTTCTACCGGTAATGCCATCCATGGTAATATATCAACTGGTGGTTTGATCACTGCAACAGGCAATATCACAGGCGGAAATTTAATTACTGGTGGCCTTGCTACTGTTGCTGGTAATATTACCGGCGGGAACTTGTTATCAGGTGGACTGGCTTCGGTTACAGGTAACATCACTGGTGGTAATTTAATTTCTGGAGCACTGACACAAACAGTCAACTTCAGTATCACTGGCAATGTGATTGGTAATTTGGTGCCTGGGGCCAATGCAACATACAATTTGGGTGGTCCAGGGCAACTTTGGAAAGATTTGTACCTAGCTGGAACAACATTGTATCTTGGAGATCAAAGTTTTACAGCTAATGCTACTGCTATTGCTACAGCTAATAATTTTGCTGCCAACAACTTAAATGCGGTTAATGCCGTAGCTGCTGGTACCACAGTGTCAGCAGTGGGCAATGTAATTGGTGGAAACATCAACACAGCTGGTTTGGCATCAGTCACAGGGAATGTGATTGGTGGCAATATTACCTCATCTGGCCTAGCATCAATAAGTGGTAACATCACCGGTGGCAACATACTCACAGGTGGATTGATAAGTGCCACCGGTAACATAACTGGCGGCAATATTTTGTTTGGCGCAGGCGTTGTTAGCGGAACTGGTACTATCACTGGTGGAAATATTTTCCAAGGCGTAAACCAAGTGTTAGACACAGCTTCTACTGTGGATGGCGGACTCTATTAATATAGAATATGATTAATGACAAATACAGTACAGCTCAAACGCTCAAGTGTACCTAATTCGGTTCCCAGTGCTGGGAACCTGGTTCCTGGCGAATTGGCTATCAACTATGCTGATGGAAATTTATTTTATAAGAATTCCAGCAATGTAGTCACAGTTATTGCCAGCAATCAGTTTGTGTCAGTCACTGGCAACATAACTGCCAATAATGTAAACATCACAGGCAACACATTAGCATTTGCCAATGCTAATATTATTCAAACTAATCCGTTAGATTTGGCAATTACCGGCGCCTATCAGATCAGTATAAAACCAGCAGGCGGGTCATATCAGTGGACATTTAACAATGATGGCAGTTTGTCTGGCCCAACAGGATTGTCTACCACAGGGTATGTAACAGCCACTGGCAATATAACTGGCGGTAATATTTTCACTGGCGGCAATGCCAATATTGCTGGCAATATCAACATGCCCACAGCAGACGCCAATATTATATTTGCCAATACTGTTAGCATTAGAAACTACAATAATCGATTCTACGTAAACACTGACACAGACATAAATGGTCGTATAAGTGCTGTTGGCAACGTGATTGGTAGCAATTTAGTCACCGCTGGTTATGTCACAGCCACTGGCAACGTAACTGGCAATTATATTTTAGGTAACGGCAGCCAACTTACTGGAATTAACGCTACATCATCGCAAATATCCAACGGAAACAGCAATGTAGCAATTGTTGTAGCCAATGGCAATGTGCAAGTTGCTGTAGATTCTGTAGCAAATTCTGTTGTAATGGGCGCAGGCAGTTTGTTTGTTCAAGGCCCAATTTCTACGCCTAAAACTATAAACACCCTGGCTCTGGTGCCAAATGAAGTAAATGCTGTGATGATTAGCCCGTTAACTATATCAGTTTCGGGTAATATCTTTGTACCTGATGATTCTACACTCACAATCTTCACGCCAACATGATGCTAAATATCAAATACGAGGATAAATCATGGCAATTCAACTAGACGGCACCACTGGAATTTCAACAAGTGGCAATATTATTGCTGCTGGTACTCTCACAGTTGGAATTTTTGCACCAAGTGTGTTGAGTGCCAGTGGCAATGTAACCGGCGGCAATTTAAACACTGCCGGTGCATTGAGTGTGGGTGGAAACTCTGTTATCACTGGTGATTTAACAGTGGTAGGCAATGCTTCGTTGAGTGGCAACATTATTGGTGACAAAATTACCAATGGAACCACCTCAGTTGAAATCCCAGTTGCAAATGGAAATGTTAACTTTACCATTGGAGGAAGCACAAACGTAGTTGTGGTAACCGCAACAGGTGGATTTGTTACAGGGGTTGTTAGCGCCACAGGAAATATAACAGGCAGTAATTTAAATGCAGCTGGCCTAAGCCTCAGCTCAAACGTCATAAGTGCGCTTAATTCAACATCAGCAATTACCACTTCGGCTAACGTATCAGCCAACAATTTTATTGCAACCAATTTTATAAATTCATCAGGAAATATTTCTGGTGCTAATTTAACTGCAAGTGGCAGTATGTCAGCCATTGGCAATGCCACTGCTGGTAACATTTTAACTCCAGGTGTTTTATCTGCATCAGGCAATATTATTGGTGCTAATATATCAACTATTGGACTGATCAGTGCCACAGGCAACATTATTGGTGGCGGAACTTTAACATCTTCTGGAAACATTACTGCACCAGGAGTTATAAATTCGGCTGGAAATAGTCAAATTCAATTTATTAATACCGGCAACTTATCGGCAAACATTATTCTTTATCAAGAAGGTGCAAATGGAAATGTAACTGTTAGAGTTGGTGAAAGTGCAACTGAAGGGTTTGGTTTATACTCAAGTGGTGTAATTGGTGCAATTGGTAACCTAACTACAATAGCCAATATTATTGGCAATAACATCAGTTCAACTAATATTATCAGCGCAGCTGGCAATATCACTGGCAGTTATTTTCTTGGAAACGGCAGCCAGCTTACAGGTATTGACGCCACTTCGATACAAAACGGCACAAGCAATGTACGAGTAGTGAGCTCTGGTGGCAATGTAGCTGTTGGCGTAGGCGGCACATCAAATGTAGCAGTGTATGCTACCACAGGTGAGTATGTAACTGGATTGATCAGTGCGTCAGGCAACATTATTACAACTGCCAATATATCTGGTGGATATATTTTGGGCAACGGTAGCCTACTTACTGGTATTGATGCAACAAGCATTCAAAACGGCACCTCAAATGTACGTGTAGTCAGCTCTGGTGGCAACGTGGCCATTGGCGTGGGCGGCACATCAAATGTAGCAGTGTATGCTACCACAGGTGAATATGTAACTGGCGTAGTTAGTGCAAGTGGTAATATTACCGGTGGTAATTTGATCACTGGCAATATTTTGGCAACTGGAATAGTTAGTGCTGTTGGTAATTTAATTAGCAACACAGGATTGTATGTAGGTGCTGGTGCAACTAGCAGCGGATTAACTAACCCAATTATTGTGGCAGAAGCCACTGGTCTTGCATATATTCAGGTAGCAGCAAAGAACACAGCCAATACTGGTTCAGCTGACATGGTTACTTATGCAGACAATGGCAGTGATACCCAAGCCTGGACAGACATGGGTATGACTGGTTCAGGATTTAATGACACAGCCTACACTATAACCAATGCCAACGATGGTTATGTGTTTGTGCAAGGCAATTCTGACGGCACAGGCGGCAACTTGGTGTTGGCTACAGGGAGCCTTGGCAATGCAGCAGATATTGTGTTTGCGACAGGCGGCTTCTTAGATGCCAACGAAAAAATGCGTTTTGTCCACACAACTGGACAGTTCTGGATTGAGACAACTACAAATGCAACCAGCACCACAAGTGGTGCGTTGAGAGTTGCAGGCGGTGCAGGCATTGCTGGTAATGTGTATGTAGGCGGATTAATTTCAGCCACAGGTAACGTTACAGGCGGCAACTTGTCTGGAACAAGCATCACAGGATCTGTGGTAAGTGCTAGTGGCACAATCACTGGTGGCAATTTAGCCACAAGTGGCACTGCGTCAGCAAGCGGAAATATCACAGGTGCTAACATTCTAACTGGTGGATTGATTTCAGCCACAGGAAACATCACTGGTGGAAACATACTGGGTGGTGCCAATGTCAATGCCACATCATTAACTGGTACCACAGTGTCTGTAAGTGGTAATGTCACAGGTGGTAATATTGTAACTACTGCCAACATCACTGGTGGCAATGTCAATACCAATCGAGTAGTTGGTACTAGTTTAACACTGGTATCTACTGGTAACTTAATACTCAGCGCCACAGGTAACATTGATGCCAACAACGAATATATCAACAATGTTCCGCAGCCAGTTCAAGATGGTGATGCTGTTAACAAGCTGTATGTTGATGGCTTGGTTACAACTGGATTTGCTTTCCATCAGCCAGTTTATGCTGCTACTAATACCACACTAGATTCTGCCACAGGTGGAACTGTTACATACGCTCAGCCCAACGGAGCAGGTAATGGCATTGGTGCAACACTTACTACTACTGGATCGTTTAATTTAATAGATACAGCAAATATTCAGACCATTGGCACTAGAGTGTTGGTCAAAGATCAAGCCAACGCTGTGCAAAATGGTGTGTATACCTGGGCCAATTCTACTGTTATTGTGCGTTCAACCGACGCTGACGAATACGGTGCAGATAGCGCAACGGCAATTGGTCTAAATGATTACTTCTTTGTGCAAGCTGGCAATGTAAATGCTGGAGCAGCATATATTGTTAGTGCGCCCACAGGTACCATTACATTTGGAACGTCAAACATAACATTTGCGGAATTCAGCAAATCTCAAGTTTACACAGCTAATACATCAGCAGGTATCAGTCTCAACGGAACTGTGATTAATGCCTTAGTTGATAATGTTACCACAGCGTTCAGTAGTGGTAACATTGTAGTTAAAACTAGTGCTCAACTCACAACGCCAAACATTGGTGCTGCTACTGGTACCAGTTTGAGCACAACTGGCAATGTCACAGGTGGCAATATCAACACAAGTGGTGTGATAAGTGCCACAGGCAATATCACAGGTAGTTATTTCCTTGGTAACGGTAGCCAACTTACAGGTATTGATGCTACAAGTATACAAAATGGCACAAGCAACGTTCGTGTTGTAAGTTCGGGCGGTAATGTCACAGTCAGTGTAGGCGGCACAAGTAATGTAGCTGTGTATGCTACCACAGGTGAATATATTACTGGCTTAATAAGTGCAAGCGGAAACGTCACTGGTGGAAATATTACAACTGGTGGATTGATCAGTGCAACTGGAAACATTACCAGTGCTGCAAACGTGGCCGGTGGCAATTTGATTTCAACAGGACTTGTAACAGCCACAAGTAACATTGTGACCACCGCTAATGTATCTGGTGGTAATGTGCTGAGTTCGGCACTGATTCAAGGTGTAACACTAAGTGCAAGTGGCAACGTGAACGGTGGGAACATAACCACAGCAGGATCTGTAAGTGCTGTTGGCAACTTAATTGGTGGAAATATCACAACTGGTGGACTGATCAGCTCAACTGGCAATATCACCAGTGCTGCCAATATTGCTGGTGGCAATTTAATTGTAGGTGCAGGATCTGGCGGTAATTTGACAGGTGCTAATGTTATTTCAGCTACTACATTGAGCGCAAGTGCCAATGTGATTGGCGGAAATATCACGACTGCTGGATTAATAAGTGCAACTGGTAATATTACAGGTGGCAATGTATTGGGCGGAGCAAATGTTAATGCCACAACTCACACAGGTACAAGTGTTTCAATAACTGGCACTGTAACAGCAGCCACAGTGAATGCTGCGGCAATTGGTAACGCAGGTGCAGCCTTAACTGGTGCAAGCATTTCGGCAGCTACAATTGGTAATGCCAGTGCGGTAGTCAACGGTGCTACTGTTTCAATAACTGGCACAGTCACAGCAGCCAGCGTGGTTGGTGGCGTGATGACTGGCAGTAGCCTTAGTGTATCAGGGGCAGTAACTGGCGGCGCAATTACTGGATCTAGTTTAACAGTTGGAACTGGCACTATCACTGGTGGTAACATTGTCAACGGCAACGGCAACGGCATTGGCAATATTGGTAGCTCAACAGTTTACTTTAATACAGTGTTTGGTAAAGCAACCACTGCACAATACGCTGACTTGGCTGAAAACTATGCAGCTGATGCAGAATATACATCAGGTACTGTGCTGGAATTTGGTGGTGCAAATGAAGTTACATTGAGTATGATTCCAGGTAGCGCAAGAGTTGCAGGGGTTGTGTCAACCAATCCTGCACACTTGATGAACAGCACTCTTGAATCACAGTATGTAACTGCATTGGCGTTGACAGGTCGTGTGCCAACATCAGTTGTGGGCACAGTGCGCAAAGGCGATATGATGGTGTCAGCAGGTAACGGCACTGCTCGTGCATGTGCTACACCAGCCATAGGCACTGTAATTGGTAAAGCCATTGAAAACTTCAACGGCGAGTCTGGCGTTATTGAGATTGTTGTTGGTAGATTATAAACTGGCCAACTCTGTGTGTTCCACAGAAGCCAGTTTTTGTTGCACAGCATCAATGTTTACAGTGTTCCACAATCCAGGATGCATGGGCTTGGGCCATACTCCAGCTTGAATCCATGCATGTCCAATGTGTTCGTCATTTAGCACCGGCACAAATTCATTATCTAGCACACAAACCCAAGTGTGATATTCAAACACACCATCTGCTGATGTGAACTTTTCTAGCGGCACAAGTCTATGGTATTCAGGAAAGTGCCCCAGTTCCTCAATACATTCTCTTTCCATGCCGCCCAACAAGGTTTCGCCAGACTCAACTTTGCCCCCTGGCAGGCCCCAGGTTTCTGGATGCTTGGCGTCGTTGCGTAGCAAATACAAGTAACGGCCTGTACTCCGGGACAAAAACCAAACGCCTACAGCTTTTACAGTACCAAACTCCAGGCTCCGGGTGGGTACACTCCTTGATAGCTTTTTATCCATTGTTCACCAGTCCATTCATATTGTGTACCAGTAGTTATGTTTGTAACATACTGAGTGGCAGTTTCATCGGCACTCACAAACACCACACGCCAGCGTGTGCCGTTCCACTCAATTATATCATTGGCTGCTGCAATTAAAGGCTGCCCACCTGTGCCATCCCATGCAGTAGGATTGTCTACGTTATCCCAATTACCTGTACTTTCTGTCAATAGATAACGCACACCAGTGACAGGTGTAGGTAATCCTGTGCCCGGACCACTCACAAGTGGATTGATAATAGCGTCAATTGGTGCTAACGTGTTTTGTGGTGCTGTATCTGGATCAGGAGTAAAAATTACCAATCGATCATCGTCAGGGTTAATAATAATAGTACCAATGATTGGATTGGTAGTATCAGGTGCCGCAATGGGCGGACGATTCAGTCTAATTTGACTGATGCCAGGACGTAGTACACCATAAGCAGAAATCACAGCAGGCCACAATAGTGGTGAATCTGCAACAATAGCAGTGGGGTCTAAATCTTCATAACTGCCATTGGGCACAATTGTTGGGTTGTACAACACTTGAATTTGATTGTCAATCACAACCAGTTTGTAATTCCATGGGGTAAACATTTGCCTTGTGCCCAACAACAAGTCATTATTGGTAATAGCATCGGCAGCGTCACCTTGTGCGTCAAAGATGCCGGCAATAATACGTTCTACCACACCTAGTTTCTTGATCTTAGCTGGAGAGCTAATCCATATGGGCATGGAGAACTTGATGCTGGCAATGTCAATGGGATTTTCTGTGCCCATTGGAATGGTTCTTGAACTCCAGCTCAACTGTTCTAAATACATCACACTCAAACTTGACCAGTCGATGTAGTTGTCAGTGCTCTGCAATTCTAAACTGGGATTGAATAGCGTTAGAATCTGCTCAAGTATTTGCAATTTCTGATTGGTGTTTGATGTCCAAATGTCCAGCGTGACGCTCAGCTTGTAGGGCACAGGCATCAGTCGTTCAATGGTAAACGCATTGCCTTGTGTGGTTTCGTATGATTCTGTAGCAGTATCGTATGTGCGTTGGCGCACACTGAAGCGGTCTACAAATGTAGGGTCTTGAATGCGTGGACGATCGTATTCAAGATTGTTGATGTAGAACGTCATTAAGGGTGTTGATGGCAGTGAACTGGCAGAGTTTTCTTGAATGATAGTTTGTGCATTGCGACTAGCATCACCATAGCGCACAGGCACACGCAACAGAGTGGCTTTGTTTACACCGTCAGTTTCGTTGCCGTACTCAACTTGGAATCCTGAAAAGATTCTGGTAAATTGCAGTAGGAACCTGCGTATTTGTGCGTCATAAAAAAATTGTTGCATGTTTATCTTGAAAAAGGTGGTGGTGGGTTGGGCGGCAAGAATCCGCCTTGGTCACCATTGTCTGCCTTGGGTTTGAGAGCTTGACTCAAACTCTGACGCTGTGGTATAGCACCCAAGTCAGTGGTATTGGTAGTGTATGTATTGTTCACAAAGCCTGAGCGTTGAGTTTGATTGATTGGGCCATTGTCTAAATTGGTGCGCACTTTTTCTTCAATCTTGATCCACATGCGACCATTGTAGCGGAACAATCGATTGGGCTTGTAGTCCAACCGCAAGCAGTAGTCTCCAGCCACAGGGTTGGGAGGAAAGCTCACTCCTGGAGTAACAGGCAATCCGTTGGGAGCCTTGCCGTCGCCAGTGAGATAGCCTGCTGTGTAGCCATCTGCTCGTGGCGTAACATTCATGCCACCTTGTGTGCCATCCACTGTGGTGCCGTCTATTGTACTCAAACTGGTTGGGTTGGCAGGTTGTCCATCCTCCGTTGTGGCCACAACATAAAACTTTTCAACGTCATATCCGCTTAGTGGTACTTCCACATTGGCCTGAGCAAGTATGTCATCATTGATCTGTTGATCTTTGGGTCTGGTACTCTGCATGTCAGAGATTGTGGGCGGAGTATACGGAGCCCAATATTCAGTGTTGGTAATGTCTGTGCCAGCAGGTGTATTTTTGATAGCACGATAATAAACATCACCATAATTTACAATGCTGCCACCAGGATAGAAATCACCC